TAAGAGTTGGGGGGGTATAAAATGAATATGTTTCTCCTACCGGATCAAAATAAGGATCATTGTTGTCAAAATGTGGAGGTTGTCCGTATACATTAGTCATTATAGTCCAAACCTTCCTTTAGTAGCATTATAATTGTATAAAATTTCATTTGCTGATAATTCTTTATTATAAACTCTAGTAATAGCAATATCAATACAAAAAACTAATCCATCAGTAACTATATCTGGTCCTCCGTATATAGACATAATATTTTCCTATATATATTGAGCTTCTATAAAAGCAGTATCAACCTGATTTTCTGTTAATCCTAGAGCCTGAGCTAGCGGAGCTAACATAGGATGATTTCTTTCCACATAAGGAGCATATTCCCATTCAACTTTTATAGTTTCTCGTGTTATTGGATCTTCTATACTATTTATAGCATTTTCTACTTGAGTTAATTGAATGCCGTTATTTATTAACCATAATCTTATTTGTCGTGCGCTAACGCTTTCTGGAACCGATTGTTGATATTGCGTCCATACTCCATTATTCCAATAATAATCATTGGCTGGTTTTTCTGGTAGTAAAGCCCACTTGTTTTTTTTGGGATTGTCGTTTTCAATCCAACCAGATACAAGTTCATCACTCAGATCTTTAATTTCATAAGTGTCAACATTATAATATAAATTCATGAATATATCCTATTATGAGTAGTAACTGTTGCTGCGTTATTATTTGTTAAAGTAGTATTATTATTATATTCATAAAGATTTCTTACCAAAGGAGCATAATACTCTAGTGATTGTGGCCTTATTTTTTTTGCAGAGAATCCTTTAACTAAGCTATTAATCTCGTCAATATTGAGAGCTGCTGACCATATAGCAATGTCACTTATATAACCATCGAAACCTTCTACTGTATTTGTTCCAATTAAAACTCTAGTTAAACTAGTTGGCGTAACATCAGTCGTATTAGTGCCACTGGAACCTCCATCTCTATAAATTGTTCGTGATGTTGAGGATGAACAAACGAAACAAACATGGTGCCAAGTATTAATAGTGAATCCACTAGTGGTTTGGGCAATATAATTTACTGTTGTTAATAAATTACCTCTAATAGGATCTGCTACTGCTTGGCCAGCAAATAGCGTACGAAATCCTTGATTAGTAGCTGCTTGCAGCCAAGACATAATTGTCATAGCAACAGTATCATTAGTAGCATAGGCCCATGCGGAAAAAGTTACAGGATAAACAGAAATAGATGGTCCATTACCAGAAATAGATTGTGAGCTTGCTCTAACAAAATTATATGCCATTATAGAACACTCCTAACTTCCACAGCAATAAGTTCAGCATCTCCAGTCATAGTGTCATTAGTAGTATCACTAACATCTCTATAAATTTTGATCCTAAAGAAATCACCAGCAACTAATGAATCTATGGTTGTGCATGTTATTGTTGTTGTGGTTGGTATTCCGGCGGTGCCGTTAGTAGCAGAATGAGCTTCTGTTGCGGTATCGAATGAATCGGCATCCTCGTCGGTATTCATATCTTCAAATTGAATACCCCAACGACAATTACCACTGGTAGCAGTAGTTGCCATCCAATGAATTCGTACTGAAAGTCCTGATGCTAGATTAGCATTATCTGGTACAACCCCAACAAATACTGCACTTTCTTCTGTCGTGTCGTCGAAATCTAAAACAGCAATACTGTTTCTCGTATCTAATGTTGCGAATGCGGATGCTGGAGGTTGATTATCTAGAGCTGTAAATAATCTTAAAGTTTTTGTTTTTAATGGAGTTCCTGCGGTCGCAGCACCCTCTGTTATATCTAGATAGTATCCTCTGTTAGATCCTGTGGTCTCAAAAATTCGTAATCTATTTTGCCATAAATCTATTGTGAGATTACCACTAATGGAACTATTTGTTGCTGGTTTATTGAGTAATATTTCTCCACCCTCATCGCCAGATGATTGTGAGCTAATAAATCTATTAGCATTAATATCTGAACTAAATAGACCAGAGCCAATAACATGAAGTTTTGAGGTGGGCGACGCTGTTCCAATTCCAACATTACCACCACTACTAATTACAAAATCATTTTGATTATATCGTCCACCAATCACTCTATCATCACTAAATACTTCAAACACTGGTAACCCAGCATTATTATTAACACTCATAAGAGTGCCACTAAGATTGTCTATAACGCTAAATAATGACCCATTAGTACCCTCAACATTAAATATCATATCCCCACTAGTAGCTGAATACAGATCTAGTAAAGCATTTGGAATTATACCTGTTGTGGTAGAAAACAATCCAGTTCCTATAACATTTAATGTTCCGGATGGTAAAGCGGTACCTACACCCAATCTATTATTAGTAGCGTCCCAAAATAATTGACTAGCATCGTGAGCTATTCCGCTACTACTAGTCCAGTATGCTATATGATTCGCTGCTCCTGTGCCAGTAACAGGATTTGTTAAAGTATTTTGTTTAGCATTAAGTTGGGTTTGTAGTGCGCTCGTAACACCCTTAACATAACTTAATTCGGTTAAGCTTGGATATGTTCCAGTAGCTAGAGAGGTAATATTTTTATTACCGTCAAAACCCGCTATGGTGTTTGCTGTTTGATTATTTATCGTTACATTATTACTAAAATAACCACTACCAGTAACATATAGAGCATAGTCATTTACCGGTGAAGCGCCAACACCAACAGAAACTCCTGATCCGCTCCAATTGAAATTTGGTTGTCCATAGTTATTAACTAAACTTCTACCGCCCCAACTTACTGAATTGATTCCGTCGCTGCTATTTAGTATAAGTTCTTCACCCTCAAATATAGGAATATCATTGAAATTTCTAATAAAAACATACTCATCATCCACATCTATATAATCTAAATTTCCTATTCTAGCACTTCCGCTACAAACAAAAGTAGTACCATCAAATGTAAGATTCGACTCAGCATTTATGCCAACAGTACTTCCTGTGCTTGTAAGAATTCTATTATTTCCACTATTTGATATGGTTGGTAATAATCCACTTACGCTAGAGTTAAAGTCAGTTATATTTGACGAGGTATGGGTATGACCACTAAAACTAACCCCGGTTACACTAACAGTAAAACTATTAGTACTATCATTATAGTTTAGATTGATGCCAGTACCAGCAACGAATAGTCCACTGCCTATACGATCATCAACAGCCTCATTGAAATCAGTAATTGAAGAAGCCGTATGAGTATGACCACTAATACTGACAACAGTTCCATTAAATGTTAGATTAGTAAAAACACCACTAATAGCGGTAACTATACCACTAACACTAATATTGCCACTACTAGATACATTATTTGTACCATAATCAATAGGCATATTTTAATCCTTATTCTGGAGAAACTGGCGTTTCTGGCTCAACTATAGTAACGGTACCATCTTCATTTATTATAAAGTTACCAACTAGATCAACTCCTTCGGCTATGGCTTCTGGTTTAACGGTAGCAATAAGTTGGCCGAGCTTGTGATGCAACTCAAAAACTTCTTTAGCGTCTTCCCCCAATTCAGCAGCAATCTCTGATGGGGTGGCGCCCATACCATTTTTCCAAAATATTTGAGCACCCTGATTAAAAGATTGAACCATTTGTTGATAAGTTTGTTTGGTCATTTGAATTAAACGATTAGCGGCCATTTTAGCTTTGGGAATTTCTATTCTGTCTGGCCTGTTGTTGTCTAATATACTCATTTTAATTTTTCCATAATTCTAGATTACTATATTTTTCTACTAAAAATTTACCTAATATTTTATCACTATCATGGGGAACAGGAACTACTACTGGTTTGATTTTGTGCAAATCTTGGATTCTATGAACTCCTTCGTCATCCTCCTGAGTGTATTGTTCCACATTATTAAAGTTGTGTTGATAGTAGGGTAATTCTAAATAATCATACACCATTTTGAGGGTCTGCGTTGGCTGGCTAGTTAATTGGTCAAATTCCACAAAAAGAAGATCGTTCTGATAGCCTCTAGTAATAGTATCTTTTACTCTGTTGTATGCTAGTCCTACTGGTTGACCAGCACTAGCCCAAATATCACAGCGTCCCTCCACAGTTTGACTCTTGATATAATCACCCTGTTCAAAGTTCCACTGACTTTGACCAGTACTTTTTCTCCATAGTTTTTCAAAACTACTTAGTATTTCTGTAATATTACGCACCGGGACTATAATTTTAGGGGTTGAACCATTTATAAATTCAATCATTTCTATCAAAGAAAGCCATCCTCTACCCTTATCAATAATAGTATTTTTATCTGTTGAATGATAATTATTTAATATAGAGTTTAGTACTCTCTTTAGTTGATTATAATCCACACCTTCCGCTTGATGCTCAATCAGTTTATCCCACTGATTTCTAACACCAAACAAAACATCGTGACAGCCACTTGTTGCTTTGCTAACAAAAACGTTGTCATTTTGGGCTAATATATTACAAAGTAAGGTGCTTCCAGATCTTGGAAGTCCGCTAATAAAAAAGAACTTTTTCATATTGTCTCCTGTTGTATCAGATCCTTATCCTATAATACTCATAAACATCATGGTGTACCATAACTAACTTGAGAGATATCCACAACTGCTACCCAGCGAATATTTTTACTAGTTAATCCGGTTACTCTTATTTCTAATGCTTCGTTAGTATCATCAGCAACCACACTAGCACTTGCGCTATTCATGGCGGTTTCTTTCCAACTTTCTTCTATTAAACTACCAACTAATGTTGTGCTGTTAGCGGCGTTTCGTCGTATAACTCCTCGATATATCCAGCCAGCGGCAACATTATCAGTATCATTATATGCGCTCAATTTGATTTCGAATGTCCAAGTTGTTTCTGCTGGTAGTGTTAATAGTTCTTGAGCTGTTACCCCAATCGCTCCGTTTAGTGTTAATCTGCTACTAGTAACAGTTAATGAATGAGTTCCACTTTGAGTTCCGCTAGTATTAACAGCACTTCCGCCCGCACTTGTACTAACCCTAAAGGCATTGGCGCTGATACCAGAACTAATAACATGGTAGGTTGTGGTAGTATTTAATCCTGTTGGTAAACTTCCTGTGGTGCTTAGTGTTATGGTATCTCCAGCTTTTAAGTTGTGATTACTTTTTGTAAATACTGCTGGACTAGCTATGCTAACAGTAAACGTTCCGCTTAGTGTTGATGTTCTTGCTAATAGTACTGTGTGCTGAGCATCACCATTATTAGCAAAGCGTCCTGCCGCGTGACACAATTCGCCGTATTTTGTTGCTGCTGCTCTAAATCCGCCAGGAACGGTGCTGTAGTAGCCGCTGCTGGTGTTGTTATGTCCCCCACCAACTGTGCTGTAGAAGTTGCTGGCAGTGTTTTGATATCCCCCGCCAACTGTGCTTTTGTTTCCGCTGCTGGTGTTGTCATATCCCCCGCCCACGGTGCTGTAGTTGTTGCTGCTGGTGTTGCCATTTCCCCCGCCAACGGTGCTAGCGAATCCGCTGCTGGTGTTGTTAAGTCCCCCGCCAACGGTGCTGTAGTTGTTGCTGCTGGTGTTGATTCTTCCCCCGCCCACGGTGCTGTAGGTGCCGCTGCTGGTGTTGTATTTTCCCCCGCCAACTGTGCTGTAGAGGTTGATGCTGGTGTTGCTTCCTCCCCCGCCAACTGTGCTGTAGTATCCGCTGCTGGTGTTGCTATTTCCCCCGCCAACGGTGCTAGCGAATCCGCTGCTGGTGTTTTCATACCCCCCGCCAACTGTGCTTTTGTTTCCGCTGCTGGTGTTGCTACTTCCCCCGCCCACGGTGCTGTAGTTGTTGCTGCTGGTGTTGTTATATCCCCCGCCAATAACACTATAATTTCCACCAGCCACCATGGTGCCGCTAGATCGCACAGTTTGCCAATCAACAGCATATTCTCCCCTAGCGTTTCCGCCACTATCACGCTGTAATGCTCCAGTACCACTTGGTTGTATAATAATACTACCATTAGAGTTTGTGCTACTAATAGTATTACCGTCTAGTCTTAGATTATCAACAGTTACGGCTCCGCTAACTGCTAGTGTGGTTCCATCAAAAGTAGCATTAGTTTCAGCATCAATGCCAGTGGTTGTGCTGTCTCTACTAGTTAATATTCTATTGTTTGCAGGATTGCTTATGAGTCCTGTGACACTGACAGCGAAGCTGTTGCTACCATCATTATAATTTAAATTAATACCAGTTCCGGCCGCAAATAATCCTGATCCTATGCGGTCATCAACAGCCTCATTAAAGTCTGTTATTTGTGATGCTATGTGGGTATGTCCACTAACGCTAACAGGAGTAGTGTTAACATAAAGATTTGTAAATTTGCCACTACCAGCAGCAATTAGATTTTGTGTGTATGTTGTGTCTGGTTGTACTCCGGTAAGATTACTACCTAAAATAAATACATTATTATATCCTCCATCATTATTATATTCTCCTCCAATTATTGAACTAAAATTTCCACTAATATTATTAAGAGATCCTGCTCCTATAAAAGAGTAGTCTCCACTAACACTATTTCTATCTCCGCCAACAACAGCAGAATAAGCTCCTAAAGCTTTATTTGTTGTTCCACCAGCTATAACAGAAACAAGGCCATCCGTATAGTTGCTATTTCCACCCGCTATAACATTCTCTTGTCCAGCCGCTCTGTTGTATGTTCCTCCACCTATAACACTCCATGGCCCAGAAGCTACTTGATTATTATTAAATCTCTCTGTCTGCCAGTCAACAGCATAGGAACCTCTGGTATTTCCACCACTATCTCTTTGTAATGCTCCGCTACCACTTGGAGTTATAATAATGTTACCATCAGTATTAGTGGAACTAATAGTATTTCCATCTATTCTTAAATTATCAACATTTAATATTGGTCCGATATTAACGCTATTATTAAAAGCATTAAGATTTAAACTACCGCTCTCAGCAAGAATACTTAGATCATAATCGGCTAAAGAGTAAATTTCATTAACATTAGCTGAAGGACCATTTCCATTATAATTTTCGGTATTATAAGAACCTATAATTAATTTATTGGATGATCCACCAGCGCTTCTTAATTTAATTTCTGTAGGATAGTCTTCGGCTGTTTCATTTGTAATTATTAATGTTGGATTATTAGTTCCAAATATTGTTACTCCTCCACTACCAGCAGCAGCAGAATATTCCGACGTGTCAATAAAGAGTTGATCAACATTAATACCTAAATAGTGTTTATTGTTTGTTGGTGTTTCTGCAAATATAACGTTATTATCTATTTTAACTTTATCAACTATTAATACCCCGCTAACAGCTAATGTGGTTCCATCAAACGTAGCGTTGCTTTCAGCATCAATACCTGTGGTTGTGTTGTCTCTACTAGTCAATATTCTATTATTGGTTGGGTTATTAACTAGACCAGTAACGCTAACCGTGAAAATATTTCCAGCATCATTGTAATTTAGATTGATACCAGTTCCAGCAACAAACAATCCGCTACCAATCCTATCGTCTATGGCCTCATTAAAATCTGTTATCTGAGAGGCTGTGTGTGTATGACCACTAATGCTAACTCCGATACCATTAACTAATAATGTAGTAAAGTTTCCACTACTACTAGGAACCCAATAGTCTGTAGCAGAATTGTATTGTAAAAATTGACCATTAGTAGCACCACTAACAGCCACATCATGATTATCATTTAAATGACCATAACTTATGGGTCTTACAAATATTTTACCATTATTAGCAGCATCAAGAATTATGGCGGCGGAGATACTATGTTTGGGTTCGTTCTTAGTGAGTTTACCCGCTACGGTTGGATGCACATACAATATATCTCCATTAGCCCATGTTTCATCGCCCACAGCAATATTGCTAACAACATTTCCACGAGTATCAATATTATTTACATGACCAAAATGAATAACGTAACCATTATTATTATCATTTATGTTTTCATAAACCAGCCCCATAAATCTTACTTCTCTGACACTACCATTAGCGGTATATAAGCTTGGCTCTATAATACCATTAGCGTGAACTCCACTAGCCATAACGGCCTGACCTTTGTATAGAACGCCACCTGTCTCGTTTCTAACTCTAAACATTTCATGTTCACCAAGATTTATAATAGCAGTATCTGTTAGAGCTATATCAACAGTGCCCTCAGTATCATTCCAAGCCATTTGTCCTTGTAATAGTGTTGGTTCTATATTGGTATTAAAATATAAAACATCTAAATTGCCAGTATTAGCAACAAGATTTCCGCTAATAGCTAATAGAGAACCATTAAACGTAAGATTGGTTTCGGCATTAACGCCAGTTGTGGTTCCATCACTAGTTAATATCCTATTATCTGCATAATTAGTTATAGACGGAATGCCTCCTTGTATACCTTGAACTCCTTGACTTCCTTGTATGCCATCTAAGCCCTGACTGCCAATAGTTCCTTGTATACCCTGGATTCCTTGAGTTCCTTGCAGACCCTGGGTTCCTTGAGAACCAATCTGTCCTTGTGCTCCTATAGTTCCTTGTACTCCTTGTGTTCCTTGAGCACCTTGACTGCCTTGGATACCTGTCTGTCCCTGAATGCCTTGCTCTCCTTGTATTCCCTGTGTTCCTTGAGAGCCTTGAGATCCAACACTCCCTTGGCTTCCCACAGATCCCTGAGAGCCAGTGGTGCCTTGGATTCCCTGAGTACCCTGATTGCCTACGCTACCTTGAGTTCCTTGACTTCCTTGGCTTCCAATTGTTCCTTGAGTACCTTGACTACCCTGTAATCCTTGAGAGCCTTGACTACCAGTGTTTCCTTGGCTTCCAGTAACACCCTGGATCCCCTGAGTTCCTTGGGTACCTTGAGTACCTTGTGTACCATTAGATCCTTGGGCGCCAGTGTTGCCCTGTATGCCTTGAGTACCCTGAGTTCCTTGAACACCTTGTATACCCTGATTTCCCTGTATGCCTAATAAGCCCTGAGTGCCTTGATTGCCTTGAACGCCTTGAACGCCTTGTGTTCCTTGAATTCCAACAGATCCTTGAGTACCAGTATTGCCCTGAATTCCTTGAGCTCCTTGGATTCCTTGTGTTCCTTGGTTACCAACTAACCCTTGTATGCCTGTAGTTCCTTGATTTCCTTGAACACCTTGTATTCCCTGGATACCTTGTATGCCAAGAGAGCCTTGTACACCTTGAGTACCTTGTGTTCCTTGGTTTCCTTGTACTCCTTGAGTTCCTTGGACCCCTTGAATTCCTTGAATTCCTTGAGTTCCTTGAGTCCCCTGGATTCCCTGAGTCCCTTGACGACCTTGAACTCCTTGAGTTCCTTGAATACCATAAAATCCTTGTATTCCAGTTGTTCCTTGAGGACCCTGTATGCCTTGTATGCCTTGAGCGCCCGCTCCAGGAGGACCTTGTTGTCCTTCGTTAATTGTTACTACAGAATTAGATATTTCCGTAGTAGCAACAGATATTGTTGATGATTCTGTTGGTTGTATAGTAACAACATTAATTTCAGCATCATCTAATGATATATTTTGGCTTTCAGAGCCAAGTTCAGAAACAGACACATTATTAGTTGATCCAACACCTTCTGTGACCTCAAGATTATTTGAGTTCGGTTGATCAACATTTATGGTGTATGTTTCACCATTAAGCGTTACTATCGTAATAGTGCTCATTAAACACCAGCACAGCTAATTTTCGTAATCTCAGGTTCTACAGTAATTGTGCCTTGTAATAATCTTATAACTTGCGGACCTCCGCCACTATAAAATACAGCATAAGATTCTAATTCCATATCATAATTAGCCGATGTGAAGTCGTATCCTGCTGTGATACTAGCTGGTAATTTAAAATTAATAATACCACTACTTAATGGTGATCCAAATTCAAATAAATATAAACCACTATTTGTATTAGTAGTAGTAAATTGATATGTATTATTATTATTTGCGTTCCACTGCATTCTAGCACACTGGAATCCGGATAGATTTATTGGCACTCCACTAGAATCCGCATATGTTAAGCTAAGACCAAAAGAGGCCCCTTGTTCTATAGTAAAATTATAAGTTCCTGCTGGCATAGTTTATACCTCTAGTTTACGGATAAAAGCCACTACGATCACTGTTTTTGCTTCTCTCATGTTGAAATTCTGGATCAAATTTATTACCACTAAATGGTCCAAGAATAGCAGCAATAGCACTAGCATTAGAAACATCCCAATATTCTGCTAGATCTCTATAAAGCTTGCATGGACCGTGTTTTAAAATCATCTCCCAACCAGCAGCGGCTCCACCAACACTTAAACTAGCAGGCCCTAGAGCAGCCCTAACTCCTTCTGTGGCGGCTTTTGATCTTAAAGTTCCCTGGTCCACTAAGCAAGAAGCTTTTAGAGATAATAATATTATAAAAAATTGATCATTAATTTGAGTAGGGTCGGGCGACATGGTAAGATTTGTAACATCTATTGTATATTGATTATCAAAATCAACATCAAATTGTATGTATTTACCAGCGACTAATATTGTTTGTACTATTCTATTATCACTAAATTGATATGGTTTTGTGGCATCGTTAATTAAAGTTCTGACCATTGCGGTCAACTCTGTTTGCCATGACATATTATATCCTCAGATTTTGTTGTATATAAACACTATACACCTAATAAACAAAAAAGCCGCCCAGTAAAGAGCGGCTTAATTGTTTGATATTTAAGTTATTAACTTATAGTAATCAGAGAGAGCCTAGTAGGACACGTCTGTTATCAAGAACAGCAAAGCCCTGTTCTGCCCAGCCATAGAAACCAGCTCTCTTTTGACGATGTAGAGTATCGTCTTCGAAAATCTGAACTTCTTGACGAACTGGCATTATGAAACTATCTCTCTTGCGCATATCAAGGCCAACAACTAATTCAACGTCACTAGCGGCTAATGTGCCATTAAGAACATTGGTATAGAATAGTTGATATTCTTGACTTTCGCCAAGTTCATCAAGATCATGAAGATTCACGCCGAAAACTCTATTAAGTGTGCCATCAGCAGCAACATAGATTTCTCTACGAGTTACTTCATCAACTTGATCAACACCCCAATTACGAATGTCTTCCATAGCTTCTGGAGAGACATAAAGATCAGTTAACATACCACGATTATTACTGGCACTGTTACCGCCGCCATTTCTACGCATAACAGTCTTCATTAGACTTACTAGGCGTTTTGTAAATTGACCAGCAGCAGCATCGCTATCGAATACTACGATATTACGATCAACACCAGCAGCGAGAAGTGTATGCCAGCCATCGTCATTCATCTTCTTGACGAATTGGGCTTCCATAACTTCCATAGCACGACCAACAACGTCCCAGCGAGCATCACGAGCATACTTTAAGAGGTAGTCGATTGAAGCGCCGATGTCATAGGTTGGAACCATGACATAATCGCCTTCAACGTGACGCTCTGGAATATAACCGTGATTAGGAATTGTGTAAGCCACAAAGTCCTTTTCAGTACCTGGAGCAAGGAAATCTAGTGGGAATTCTGGAGTAGCACTTTGGGCAAGTGTGATTGGCTCAAAGATGCCGTCTAGAATATCGCCATTTAGAATGCCTTGACGAAGTGGAAGTTCTAGAGCTTTTGCAAATTCTGCATTAGCACCTAGTGCCTCTTCTTTATTTAATGAGCCAGAACGAACTAGAAGATCGGTAAGTTCTGGTGTTGGTTCAAAAGCCTTAGTCATATTTTTTTTCTCCCTTAATTAAGCGATGTTTACGGATACTTTGGCATAACCATCGGTGTCCTTACTACTTAAGAACGAACCGATCTGAACAGCATTTGTACTACTTGTACCAATTAGACCACTAGCACCAACATATGCTGGAGTACCCGCTGTTGGAGTAATGCCAGATACGAGACGGTTTGTTGTTACCTGACCATTGCGTAATAGTGTTACTTTACCACCAACTTGCACTTCATCTTTGTGCCAGTTAATGTGTTGTCTTGTAAGATCAAGATTAACAACATCATTTAGTAAAACGCCTAATGGTTTAGCGCCAGAAGCAGCAGCAGCATAAGCTACTACAGCACTAGCGTCGTCCATTGAAACGCCTGAACCACTTGTTACTGCACTAACAACACCGCCTCTTTCAGCAGTTGTTGTCATGAAGAAAGAGATATCAGTTAAAAGTTCGATACGATCTGATTTAAGAGCCATATTATTATTCTCCCTTATTAAGTTTTTTACCTAGTCTAGCGCATACAAAATCAACTAATGCAGCACGGGTGGTGTTAACACTTTCTTGGGTGTCGCTACCAGCACTGAGATCAAGATCATCATTTGGTTCTACGTTATCAAGAATTTCCTCAACTTCTGTTTCAGAAGCTTTTGGTTTTTTGACTTCTGGCATTTTAACCTTTTTAGCCGCATTACTGACTAGTTCTACCATAGCATCAAAAGCAACGTCTTCTAAGGATTCAAATTGATCAACGGCTGACGAAGCAACTTCTTGATCTAGACCTTTTTCGAGTAAAGAAGCCATTCTTTTCATTTTCTTTTCTTTCTTCATCATCTCTTCTTCTTTACCCTTGTAAGCAGCAATCGCCTCTAGAGCAGAATCGAGTTCCGATTTGGCCTTCTTCATTTCTTCTTCTTTTTTCATCATTTCTTCTTCGCTCATCTTTTTAGCGGCTTCTGTTTGAGCAACTAATTCGTCGATTGAAGATTTTGTATTTACTAACTCAGTGGACTTGGTTTCAAGTTCTGATTGTAAAGAAGCTACTGTTTCTTTTAGCTCAATAATTTGAGCATAAGCTTCCTTGGTAGCTGAGGCGCAGTCTGTCATGGCCTCTACCTTTTCTTTTAATTCTGCTACTTCTTTTTCTAAACTCATATTATTAGCCTCCATAGGATTTGTACTCTTTTCTGATACACCCGAAAAACTTTTTTCGCTATTTTTTGTTGTTGATAAACTGGTAAAATTTTCCTTGTTAAATATTATACTATCCGGATTGGCTGGTTTGTCAACATAGCCTTTACCAGAAAAAGTAATATTTCTCAATACTCTACCTATATTATGGTTTTCATATTTACCACTTCCACCATATGCTCTAAGATGTTTTGTTAAAAATGATGTCTCATCAGATCTAGATAATATCTTATATTCTCCAGTAGCCTCATTAATTAATCCATAATCAAAACCCTTAAACATACATTCCATACTAACATATTTTGTTCCGTTTTCAATTTCAGCTATTAATTTAGCTGTTCTATTTTTTAATTCTGGATTTGTATATGCTTTGTAAATTACTGAGCCTGTGACAATATGAAATCGATCTGGTAAATTATCCACATCGGTATTATTGTCTATAAGTATTCCGTCATCTGTAATTGACCAATTAGAAACAATATGGCCTATAATAGTGTTTTCATCATGTTCTAAATTTGTTGGTTTGTCCTCTGGAGTATCTTTAGCTGCCCAAACTTCTTCTTTGGGAAAAATATCGTCATTTTTATTCCAAGAAGATGTAACTAAAATAGATTGAACATAATAAAGATCTTCATCATTATAAGAAGCTAATGCTTTAATGTTTTTATTAAATATTTTTTTATTATCTGCTGGCTCAACTATAGATGCTATACTAATTAGTGGAGTGGCCAAAATTAGGTCTTCTAGATCGTCTTGTTTTTCTTGAGCGTATATAATCATATTTTTGTCTCTTTAGTTGTGTAGATTTTCATACACCATAGAATAGAAATAAGATTTAACCTGTTTTAGTTCGTTAACAGTCAATTCTCTGGCAAAAGACTTTTTAATATTGGTAAGAAAATAAGAATATTGATCAAAAATTTTATTGACATTATTATTGTTAATAGTCGCAAAACTTTTTTGTATAAAGTCTTGATCTATCTTATCGAAAGGTGATGCAGAAAAGAGGATTTTAGATCGTGTTTCTTCGGCCTCTAAATATTGAATGCTAGATAAACTTCTCATATTTTTCTTTTTATAAAAATCTAATAGAATTGGATTTATAATTTCAGAAATGTTATCTTGTGCGCTATCTGCCCATAACTGAAGTGTGGCTCCGGTTTGTGGGGAAAATTTCTTTTCTTTTCTCTTTGAAGAATCTTTTAAGTTTTTGGGCCTTCCTTGTCCTGGCACTCCTTTTAAAGATTCTGGCGAATCTTTAACGCTAGTTGGTTGGCCAAAGGGAGCGGCTGGTATTTTCATTTCCAAAACAGTTTTTTCTCCAGATTTTTTCTTTTCCAACTCAAGACCAACTTGACTCGGAGTAGCAAGACCTATTTGCAAAGCAATTTTTTTCATTGCTTCTTCAAACATAGGATCATACCAAGGACCGGCTTTGGGAACCATCCTATTTGTATCTCTTTCTCTATTTTCTCTATTAAGTCTAATTTTTTCCATTTCAGAATCAAATCCAAATCTGGATTGAATAAGTTCATCACTAATAATATTACGATCTGCTAATTGAATTAATAGTGCTTTTTCTGCATCTTCGTTACTTAGATCCATTCTATCAAACTCTAATCTAGCTGAGTATTTAAAACCCATAGCTTTTTGTACTAACTCAAATTCTTTCTCCCAAAAAGAGATCAAAGTATCTCTGCCATACTGAAGTCTTTGAGTAAGTGTTTTCAGGCTTATGAAATTATTTGTTGTGCCAGCAGCACCGAATGTTCCTGTTAAGGTTGGAGGAATGCCAAGACCAGCATAAACACTATTCATATGCGGAATGTATTTATTTTCCCCTAAAAATTGATGTACGTTAGTTTGGGATTCTAAAAGCTCGATATCTGGACCCCAAACAAGATCTAAAGTTCCTCCACCAACATTATTTTGTAAAATATTTGATAGTTTACTTGCTGCTGCTTTTGTTGGAGCAATTTTATGTTCGAGATTACCAAGTTTAAAAATTCTAATATTTGATATTGCTCCGTCTAGCGCGGCCATATCTGCTAATTTAAGCTTTTCTATAACTGTAATATCATCCATAATGCTATAGATCATAGGAAATGCCCAACTCTGCCAATCATCTTTTTTATAATGAAATACAAGAGTTTTTTGTGGGTCTAAAGGATACGGTTTTTTAGTTTTTGCTGCTTCTACAATTTGTGATGGTAATCCAGCAATTATAGCTTTTTCATTATCTGTTTTTGGTGATGTTATAATTTTTCTTAATCCAACTGGGATAGAAAGCTCGTATCTTTTTTGACCAACAAAAGATGCTAAAGGACCAGCAGCCACATTAACATAAACTGGATCTATAAAAGTATATCTCCAAGGTATCTCTCTTTTCTCTACGTCTACATTGAGAGAGTCTTGTTCTGTAGTATCTGCTGCCGCTGTTGCTCTAAAGAATTCATCAGCAGTTTTTAAACTAATTTTTGCTGTTTGTCTATTAATTACTACGTTTGCTACTCTATAAATATTATTTAAGAATCTTTCGCTTCTCTCTTTACCATTAATTTTCTTAAACCATTTTCTATAAAATCTTTCTATTCTTTTATTTTTATGAACTGGTTTAATACCCTGAACAGCAAAGTCTGCCATAAGATCAATAACATTCTTTACAAGACCAACCCTTTGATAAACATCATCTGCTCTACGAATAATCTGTTTTATTTCTGTTGGAACAGCTTCGTCTGGACGAAAATAATCATATCCTCGTCTAGTTAATCCTGGTTTACCGCTTATATCTCCGGGTAAAAGATTAGAATAATCATTGCTACGATAGTTAAATCCAGCGTTAGCTTTGAAAAGACCGTATTCATCTAAGCATCCTGCTGTTTGTTTGAGAGCGTCTTGTTTGCTTTTTAAGTCATCCCCCCAAGTAACATATGCTTCAGAATCGGCTAAAACAGCATCTTGAATAGCTTCGCTTTTTGGATATTTTTTGGCCATATTTTTTCTATTAGTATTGTAATAGGATTATAATTGTATTATACACACTACTTCCGTATTCCTATATAAATATCCTCATTTGCTGCTTCTGTAAACCAAGTAGGACCTTTATACATTTGACCATTATTTTTAACTGATTTGGAAGCGTCTGTTCCTATTATATCATAAGTTACTGGTTGTAATGCTCTATTTATTTGTCTAGCTAACATATTTGCTATTAATAATGCGCTATATCTATCTTTTCGTAGTTTTCCTTTTTTACCATTTGGCATTTTAATATCAGGAGTATCCCATCTATCTCTGGCTCCGGATGATCCACTGGTTTGGCTCATTACTATAGTTGTCAGTTCATTTTTTAGTTCTTCTATTTCTAGTACGCATTCACTAGTTGTATCATAAAGAGGAGTTAGATCTGCTGTTTCTATATTTCTATTTTCTTGATCTAAAGCTAAAACTAAACTTAGTTCGTCAAATCTTGGGAACAATAAAACTTTATCTTCAAGATCTTTTCTTAAACCATGATTAGATTGTGCTGTCCAGTCTGCCTTGGCAAATTGAACCAATTCTAAAATATGCAAGCCTACTTGATCATCAGTATCTTTACTTTTTTCTTCTATAACTGGCCATATTAGATTTTCTCCTTCTTCTAATTTTGCTGGATCATGTAGAGCTTCTTCTATTGCGATACCTCCGCCCTGAGCATCCATGCCTATGCGTTCGCATGGAAATACTTTCATTAAATTACGTATTTTTCTTGCACAAAACGCATAGAAGTCGTGATCTGATATTAGACCAGCCTTTTGTCTTTCTTTAAAATTTGTTCTATTTGTTGTCCAACAATAAACTATTCGACTATGAGAAGGATGTAATTCTAAAACAACTATACTAAAATTATCTTTTTCACTAGCAGGATCCACACCGTAAATATATTTTAATTTTGGATCTCCGACTATCTTAGCATCAAATACGATATTTTCATTGCCAATAATAATTGGACTATTATCTTTTGTTACACAACTTTCTATTAACGACCTTCTGAAGAACCCGTCGCTATCTTCTGTAAAACATGCTGCGTATTCCATGTTGTATATGCCAGTATGAATGGTAGCTTTTGCTCGCGCTACTTGTTTGTCATCCATAAATCCTTTGGGTATTAATTCATATGGTATTCTAAGAATACTATAGTCTTTCCAGTTAAAATTATCTGGTACTTCTCCTTTAAAAATTTCTTCTAGTTTATATTTTTCTCCTCTACTTTCTATAATAGATTTATATCGTTTCCAATAACTAGCAAAATGTTTAAAAGCATAATCAGCGGTTCCAGCAATTAGTGCTTGATTACCCATGCTTTGGCTTAGTGTTTCAAGATCTTCGTTCCATATTCCTGCGTCTTTCATTGCTTGTTTTTTTGCTTCTTTCTTTACGTTTTGTATTGGTGTGGCACTAACAGCAGCGAAGCCAGAAACAACCGTTTCATAAATATCCGGACTAATAGAAGCAAATTCGTCCGCGATAATAATGTGAGCGCGCAAACCTCTGATCTTTTCACCTGTTCCTAATGGAATAGCAATGGCCCAACTTGTTCCTAGTCTCATAGTGCATCTGTCAACATCGCGTCGTGGACCATCTTCATTGCCACTAAAAATACTACGAATAATAGCACTGTTTCTCCATAATGTTTCCATATATTCAAATATAACTTTACTCTGTCGGAAAGCGGCGCCCACAATAACAATTTTAGTGCCCGGAACAAATATGCATTTCAAAAAAGCATATAATGCTAAAATAAAAGACTTGCCGAAACCACGACTAGCAACGAACATGGGAAATGGTCTTGTCCAAAACTCTTGTAATATTGCCACCTGTATAGGATGAAGCTCTATATCAAACAGGAGTTTACAGGTTGCTCCAAAGTATTCAGGATCTTTAAGTAGCTTGATTAAATGTCGATCAGGGTTTTCTATATCTTTTTTATTCCGACGAATCATAGGGTTCGTTGGTATAACGATTTTATCTAGTTCGCCTAATCCCAACCAAGCATCATCATACATCTTTGATATTTTCTTTCTTGTATATTTTTCTCATTAAAGACAAAGCTATTTTTTCAGCATTTGAGCTGTCGCCACAGAAAATAATTTTAATATTGTGTTCAACTTGCAGATCCACAATATGTTTAATAATAAAGGCCGGACTAATTCTAATTTTGTTCCATAGTCGTTTTGGTATATTGCTTCCAATGGGATAATTCATTACATCTTTCATGTCGAACTCGAAAAGAATAAATGAGTATTTAGTTTTGCTTAATCTATCAACAACATCAGTAAAACGACTTTCTGTTATATTATTGGCGAATTCTGATATGTTCCTTTTGCGTTCTATAGCGAGAATGCTTTCTAGTCCTTGTATACTATAGTCTCCAGTATCTAACTTATGGTTAGCAGTAGCGTGATTAGAAAACTCCCAGGGTTTTTGTTCGCGCGTATCTATTATAATAGTAAATTCATTATCTATCATTTTTTACTCGCTAAAATTTTACTAAATACTGGAGCATATATTTCTTCCTGGTTTTTAATCATATCATGATGAATTTTGCAGAGAGAAATTCCATTATCTATTACGAATCTTAGAGCGGGGAAATCGGCCCATTTGTAAATATGGTGGGCGTGTAATTTTTTCTTGAAGGTGCAATTTGGCCATTGGCATTGATAGTGATCTCTTTTGTAAACATTTTTTCGCCACTGTTTATAAACAGGATCGTTGTAGTTTCTATTGTTCATGTTTCATTACTGATTCTGGAGTTAAAAATGGGGTATCTAATTTGCCGTCTTGATATTGGTGATAACTCATAAGGTTGTCTTTGGCTTTGTTTGTCGCCAAGCGAATAATTTCCATTTCGCGTCCCTCTTTTTCTCTAACATCTTCGTCTTCTAGCATTCTTATTAAACCAACCCAACTACTTTTACCATCTTCGATTCTTTTGATACGTTGTTCTCGTGTGGCTTTTAAATCTTTACTAATTTTTTGTTGTTCGCCAAGTAATTTAGTATATTCATTTGTATAATTTGCTATACTATTTCGTGCGAAACTTAATTGGGTTTCTAAATTTGCTAATCGTGGAACATCTCTTTGATCATCGGGCTTGTCGTATTCTGCATCTACCAGACGTTGTAATTTTTCGGTTTCGCTAATATGACGCTTACGCTCTTTCATACTTCTATTGATAAGAATATCTATAGTGATAAATTGTTTGATCTGTAATTCTTCAGCAGGAAGAACGTCCTCTCTGAACTGCTTCAATAAATTAATCCAAACATTCTCAAAGTATTCTAGTTCACCACTCTCTTCGTCAAATTGCTTTTTAATTTCGTGCCAGAATGTTTTTCCGTATAGTTTTTGTTTGAGCAGATCATCTTCTGCTGCTTGGTCTCCTGATAAGAGATTCTTAGTTTCGCTAATATATCTTTTAATGGGGGCAACATTGCGATTTAATTGTTCGGCAATAGTTTCTACTGTTAAAGTTTGTAGATTATCTCGTATGAATTTTTCTTCTTCGAGACTAAGTTGGCCACGTTTTTTAGGAATCGATGTCATGATCTTTTAATATTTGTTTAATCTCTTTAATAAGTTTATTTATTTCGGTTTTGGGGACTTTGCTGTTTCCTAATAGTTTGAGAAATATGGGGCGATTTTTAACACTAATATTTTCATCTATTATTTTGATGATTTCCTTATTGCTAATATTTTTGAGCAGATTGTCATTCGTTATCTCTTTGCTATTTTCACTTATGTTATCTATGGTCACGGGCTTCATAATATTCTTTTTGCTTTCGTTTCTTTTGGTCCAAGAAGAATATAAAGAACATTCAGCTTTGTCTGTGAATTCGGAACATTGGCTAGAGCAAGACGAGTCCTTTCCCTTAAAAAAGGGGCAAGTTAAGCAAGGTTTATCGGGCCTTTGATAGTTATCTCTTTTATAATTAAAAAGTCTATTACGAACGTGGGTCCAAAGGAAATTTTCTAGGGGGCGACTTTTATCGTAATTTTTAAGTCCTTCCAATGCGAATATTGCGGCTTGTTGCTTCATATCTTCGTGACTGTGATATCCAAACTTAAATTTATAACCAAGTTTTTTACTAATTTTTTCCCAAACAGCAACAAATTCAGCTTCTTTCACTGTTGGGTGAAACTGGCTTTTCTTGGTTTTCTTTGTCATTTAATATTTCCTTTAGTGGTTTATCTTCGGCGTTAGCGATTTCTTCTTCGGTAACAAGGTTTTCGCTAGCCACAGTTTTTAAAGTTGATGATATTGTGTGTATGTGTTTAGAATTTTTCATTATTTATCCTTGACCAGATTTTTGTTCTATTTATAGTATAATAGATGTTTGATACACAAAAGGCAAATTTAGCAGGAGAATAAAATGTCAAAAACATACAAAAAGTGGACTAAAGAAGAGATGGATTTTGTGGCCAATAACAGTAAAAACATGAAGGACGAAGAAATTGCTACCTATTTGAACAAGATTGATGGGTCAAGAGTTATTACTGTGGGCATGGTAAGACGTCAAAGGCGTAAGATGAGTATCTCGAAGCCAAGGGGTCGTAGGCCATCTGTTGCTAAGATTGAAAACGCAACCTGAATCTGCGAAATATAACTAGGAATAAATCGGGCGATGTTAAGAGCATCGCCTTTTTTATTTAATGTGGGGATTAAGGCTATTAAACTGGCTAATTAGATATGGGTTGCTTACTATGTTTATACCACCGCCGGGTTTTGGGGGTTCAACCCCCCATTGGAGGGAAAACAGAAAAACCCCCCTATTGGGGAATAGGCTACATACCCCCCAACGGTAGGGTAACCTCGAGCAAATCCCATGCCAAACCGATAGAGCGACGAAACTTTCACCAACCCCACCAACGGGGGAGATATTGAATCGGCCAGATTCGATTTTGCCAAGGTGTCCATTGGGCGTAACTCCAATACTGGTAAGGGTTTAGGGAAAATCTGAAAATCGGATTTGACCGTTTCGCATAAAATGGAACGTCGAAAGAAAGAATCTAAAAACTCACAAGATTCTAACTTGCGACTGCCGAAGATAGAGAGTAGACTTCGGGCATGATGATGGAAACCCAAACCCAAAAGGCTAATAAGATGCAAACCGCATACGCTCCCGTTCACACCGGCCACTACATTTTCGCCACCCGCAAGGATGGCCGCGATTTTGTGGGCCATATTCAATCCGTCAAGGCTCTTGCCAAGGGTACGTTCGTTGTCGTGAGGATTGCGGATGACGTAGACGGGCCGGTTTACAAGTCCTTTTATCTGGAAAGCCTCAACTCGTGGGCGACCCATGAGGACTATAGCGTTCTCGCCCACGACTATAACCTGTGAGGGTTGTAGACCGGCGTTTATAGGGGTATATTGAATCCAACCGAAAGGAAATCATGAGCGATTTTGAGCGTATCATTGCCGATAGTATGATCGACGAGGATGGTCGCGAGTGGATTGTTGAGGATGCTACGGGTTGGGATGATGACGAATGGATTGACGTTGACGATTATTACCCCGAAGATTTTCAAGGTGAGGAGGAGTTCGCATGACGATTCTGGAAAGCGATTGCTGCTACGCTCCGGTGGTGCTGGAGGACATTTGTTCACGATGCAAGGAACATTGTGAGCCTATATGGGTGGAAACCGAGGAGGATAACGGACAGCCCGGATTCCTTCCGGGAACCTAACCCCCTCTATGGTAGGGAAACAACGAACTCTCCCCCGTAAGGGGGGTTGACTGCCAAAATGGCAGAAATCCCGCGGTTTCTGCCAAAATGGCAGGCACTGCAAATCCTGTGCCAAACTCTATAAAAAATATTTGGCATGATATTTGCTCTCACAAAAAAACTTTTTCCTAACACAATCCTAACTTGAATCCTAAAGTTCGATCTGTATAATGTCGATATAAGAAGTAACCCAGGAGAACAGAAGATGACCAAGTTCGGAAGCGTCAAGGTTGGATACGGTTTCGAGTGTGAGAAGAATAACGGCAAGACGTATGCGGGTGAGATCGTCAAGGTTGCCGCATACGCTCGCGGTACACTGGTCACGATTCGATACCCTGATCGTCTCGAAAATGATCGTATGTATAGTGTGGGTGAGATGTCGATGATCCACAAGAGCATCTACCTTGAAGATTGCAAGGTTTGGTTCACCGAGGAGCCATCCCTCGTGTGAGGGGGTTGTGCAGCATAGAAAAGTTTGGTACATTCCGTTTTTCACTTCACCATAGGAAAAGAATCATGAGTTTCCCGATCATCGAAAATGCCAAGCGTCAAGCCTACCTGTGCTTCGTGGGATTGGCGATCCCTTGCGACAAGCGTACCGTAGACGGCGGAACGATTCGCAGTGAGAAGGTTCTGAAGTTCAATCGGTCTGCTATGCGGGATAGCGTCAACGTCAAGGCCGAAAAGGTTGACCCCCGCATGGGTAGGGGTGAGGATACGATGATCGTCAAGGTTGGCAAGCCCGGTAGTCGGGAGAGGGTGGAGGCTTTGCGGTCGCAGTACGAGGCTACCCTCACTATGGGGGAGGAGATTAGCCCCTTCGCTTGGGAGGGGTGACCCACCCACAAGAGGGGATCTGTCAAGTTGGCAGCCTCGACTGCCAAAATGGCAGAAACCGCGGCCTTTCTGCCAAAATGGCAGGCACAAGCAAATACCGTGCCAAACAACAAAATATTATTTTTGGTATTTTTATGGTTGACATTCAAGGTATGGCTGGTAGAATACCGATATACCTAGCAGAGAGGAAAAGAAAATGATCGACAACAAAATCAAAGATGCGTTGGTTCAGATTTGGGGAAGCGAAAGCCATAACGTCCAGTTTATCGGTTTGGCCGATGGTAAACTTTACGCCGAGTGTGCAGAAACTCTCCAGTGTAAGCGTCTTACCGATCTCAACTATCGGAACGTGCTGAACGATATGTTCTACGATTACTGCGTGGAAAAGGCCGCTTGGATGGGGATTTCGTAGTCCCCCTGTTGTGGGGGTTGATTTGTCTTATCCGATCCTATCGGATTGGCAAGGTGGGCTATAGTCAGCGAAAGTGAGGGAACATGGAAATCCTTATTAGTTTGGTATTGACAGGATGGATTGCTGGTAGTATGATTCTTAGTATGATTTGGTTGCTTTCACTGGAGTAGAAAAATGGATTACCAGAAAACCTATAAGTTTGATAATGGTTACGGGGCTAGTGTGGTTGGTAACTTTGGAACCTATGGGGCCAAAGATGGTCTTTTCGAGGTTGCTGTGCTTGACAGTAACGGAGAGATTGCATACAATACGCCCATCACTAATGATGTTATTGGTTGGCTTGACTTTGCGGACGTTGCGGATATTCTGAATAAGATTAAGGCTCTGTAATCTAAGGAAAATAAAATGAACTACGCCGAAGCGGTATCTATGGTGCATGGGAAGACCAATCGTAAAGAACGGAAGATTGGTAATAATACATACGCCGAAATCGGATATGATGATAGCGTTTCCATTCGGTTGCATGGTACAGCGGTTGTAAGGTTTTATCCTAACGGGCTGGTGAAGTTGAATAGTGGCGGATGGCGAACCAGTACCACAAAGGATAGGATTAACAAGTATTCTCCTGTTAAAGTTTACCAGCGAAAGTATGAATGGTATTTGCAGGATGGTACAGAGTTTGAAGATAATATTCTGGTTAACTCTTAAAGAAAGGGGCTAGGGATGGCCGATTTAAACTGGGTACAGATTGGTGTGGGATTTCTTTGCGGTGTTATTGCTAGTTACTTTGTTTGTGATCTTGTTTTTCCAATAAGGAAGCATGATGAATAAAAGTGATTATATTATTTTGACCGGATCTTTTATCCTGGGTTGCCTCACAGTTTACCTAATCCACTAAATCTAACGGGCTGCCAAAACGGCAGTTTCCGCGGCCGATCTGCCAAAATGGCAGGCTAGCAAACGGTGTGCCACAAAAATCTTTTTTTGACTACATTTTCTTTGCTTGACAAGCCGATATCTAACTGTAGAATCAACGCATCACCCCAACGGAGATTGAAAAATGATTCTCGAAGATACGGATACCATCAACGCGATTCTGAATCAACTTGTTGACGAGCGTATGGTCGAGCCGATTGATGATCCTCAAAACCTGACCGACTTCTGGGATTGGGCCGAAGTGGTCGGCATTGTTGACGAGTTTGCTCCCCTTGACGAACGGTTTTGATTAGTGTAGAAAGGATAAGTCATGAGTCACCCCGATCCCCTTCACGACGAGGAGAACACGATGAGCCAGGATTCTTTTGACCGTTTCGACGAGATGGCCGAGCGTACGATTTGGCCGTGGATTGATGATGAGTCGCACGAAGCCGACGATATCAACTATGATGATTTCAACGACTTCACCGATGAGGACGAGTACGATGATAGCATGGACGGCGACCACGAGAGCGGCCTCGCCAGTGCTGGCTGGGGAACCGATGAGGACTACGGTTTCTACGGCGATTATAACGAGGATTACTGAAAACAACCCCGATCTGCCAAAATGGCAGCGGGGCCGCGATTTCTGCCAAAATGACAGATATTTTTTTAGTTGACATTCAAGATTCCTCCTGTAAAATACCGATATAAAGGTAAAGGAGAATAAAATGTTCGTGAGCGACTGCTGTTATGTTGAGAGTGATGTGGATCATGAGATTTGCTCTAGGTGTGGTGAACATTGCTCCATCATTGTAGATGATAGTCTACATAGTCAAATGATGAATGAGTTTATCGGGGTTGAGGACTGTCCTTCCTAATCCTACGGATTTGGCTAGATGGGCTGTAGTCAGCGAAAACTATTTTCTTTAGTTGACAAACACAATCTCTAAACGTATACTCTATTCATCAACAGGAGAAAAAAAGATGAACGGATACGAACTGATGGCCGAGTTTGAGCGACTGATCAAGGATGTGATTGTTGTTCCTAACGATTGGCTGCCGGAAGATTTTCGTGACAATCGCACCGATGGTGTTTCGCTGGCCGATCTGGAACGGAAGTGTGACTCACGCGACAGCGTAGAAACCGATCATCAGATCGAGAAGATGGCGAAGGATAAGCGTATCGCTATTTATGCCGCTATGATCGAAAACGGTCAGGAAATAGCCTATCTGCCAAAATGACAGGTGGGCCGCGATTTCTGCCAAAATGGCATGCAAAGATTTTCTCATTTTTTTTCTTGACAGTGCCGATCTATGTGGTATGCTAGTTTTATTGAGTGAAGGATTTCTAAACGAAAGGGTTTGATATGAACGATACGATTTTGTTTGCTACGATTGCTTGCGGTGTTGTTGCTGGTCTTCTGGCTTTTGGTGTTTTCCATCTTTATCGTGGAATGCGTGATAGCCTGACCAATGCTAGGATTGGTGGAGTTTATAACTTTGAATATGTTCAGCCTGTTACGGGTTTGCCTGAGCGATTCATGGCAAAGGTGTTGGAAGTGCATCGTTTTTCTGACGATTACATTTCTCGCCTGAATAGCACCAGCCGTTATCGTAGGGATGATCCTAACTTTGAGCGTAGCCGTCATCTTGTGACTGCCCAAACGCCCGATGGTAAGATTCGCAACTTCTACGCGGAGCGTACACGCAATGTGCGTCGGCCCCTCTTGGGTGGGGTTGCTTTCAAGACCGGCTTGGCCAGCCTCCTCTTTTGAGGGGGTTGTGCTAAGGCTCTGCCAAAATGGCAGGCCGGCCGCGGTTTCTGCCAAAATGACAGTTATTTTTTGTGGATTTTTTCACTTGACAACCGCACCAATGCCGATACAATAAGCGTATGATTACATCAAACTGCTACTCTTGGAAAGTTTTTCGTTTTAGCCATACATTTGTTGGTTATGTTATGGCTAGTTCTCAATATGAAGCCAATATTCTTGCAAAAGAAAAGTATGGCGATTTCGTTTGGATTGAACGAGTTCGCTAGTCTGGCCCCGTAGTATAGTGGTTAGTACACTGGGCTTTCATCCCAGAGACTGGAGTTCGATTCTCCACGGGGCTACTGTTTTTTTTTGGATAGACCATTGGCACAGGACTATATCATGCTTACGCTCAAAGATTTGGATAAGGCTAAACGGTTCTTGAAAAAGAGTTATGCACTAGGTCACTATAGTCCTGCTAGGGATAAGTTGGCTTATGAGTTGTGTGCCATGAATCATGTGCAACGTAGCGACACTATTGAGGCTATGGTTTTTGGTCTTTATAAAAAGTACGGATATAATACTTATAGGGAAGGTGGCCTAAAGAAAACTTATGATCTTTGGGCGAATGACGAAAAAATCGAAATCAAAAGCAGTCTTGCTAAAAAGTGTGTGGCTAGAAAAGGGAGTGTATATTACACCTATACTTTTTCTGGTATCAAACCTGAGCATTTTGATAGACTGGTTTTGGCCTATGTGACGCCCTATGGTGTGAATCTGAATATCTTGACAAAGCGAGCAGTATATGCTAGAATCCGTAATGGATGCTTTACAAGAGGTTCACAGGGGTATGCTATTCGGCAAGGTAAGGGTGACAAGATGATCGGTCAACAGTTTTCTAACTTTTTAGAGTTGACAAGCCGATAACATTAGTGTACGATTGACACAAAGGAGACAACAATGCCTAACTGGTGCTTGAATAATCTGACCGTTGAACACACCGATCCCGCTATGGTTGACCGTTTTGAGAGAGCCTATAACGCTGGTAAGACTTGTAGTGAGTTTATTCCCGTGCCAGAAGATATTGGTGATGGTTGGTGGGATTTTTGTGTGAATAACTGGGGAACCAAGTGGGATATTGGGGCTGATATTGGTACAGATAAGGTGGAGTATTATGGCTTGAAGGCTACGCGAGTTGGTAATCAGGTTAGTGGTACATTTGACTCTGCTTGGTCGCCCCCTATTGGATTGTATGAAAAACTGGTAGAGTTGGGATATAATGTAAAGGCAAGTTATTTTGAGCCGGGTATGGCTTTCTGTGGTATTTATGATAATGGTTTTGATAACTATATCGAATATACTAATAAGGATATGATTCCTATTGCTATTTGGAATGATTTTGATTTGGAGAACTTTTTTGCTGATGATGAAATAGAAGCCTAACAGAAACTCCGCCTGCCGAAATGGCAGCGGGGCCGCGAAATCTGCCAAAATGACAGGAAATATTTTGTGGATTTTTTCTCTTGACAAGCCGATACTACATTGTAGAATGATTGAAGAACAAGCAAAAACTTGTTGGCTATGTCGGGCCGAGTAGCCGGTAAAAACGGTAGTTGATGTCCTAGGAAACGTCTTCTACAATCGGTCCTAACAATACAAACATCCGTGGGTCAAGCCAGACTAGATTGGGATAACCACTTCGATTATAGATATACATACCGTGTTGATCACTGGTCAAAAACTGTATATCGTTGCCTGTTGGGGTTATACAACGGGCTAGAAGTCCAATCTATGAGGGATAGCGTCCTCACCACGGCCAATACAACCAGTAACCGTTCCCAAGAGCCAGACCAGAGCGGGTCTTATGTGCTAGCAATGCCCGCTTTGCAGGGAGGATTTCCGTGGACGGTTTCCACCAGTTTTTACCTTGCTCCAAGGGTTCATAATATCGGAGTATTGGTGGGTTATAGAATCGGGGCGTAAACGATTCGCTGGTTGACAAAATAAAAACACAGTGTAGAATACGAGAGTAAGACATGGCGAATGTAGCGTAATGGTAGCGCGTGGGAAGTCCGAGACACTGACCAGTGGAGTAGGCAAGCAAATGCCCATGAGGTGGTTCGATTCCACCCTTCGTCCCTAGTCACCAACGAAACTCCGATTCATTCGGTGTGCTACCCTCCATAATGAGATCATAGCCTATATTGGTGACACAATACAACTCTGCTGATAGTTTCCTTAGAAATAAGGTTGAATAAATATAGTGCCGAGTGCTTATTCGTAAAACTATCAGTGTGTCGGCCAAAATGACAGGCCGAGCGGCCGATCTGCCAAAATGACAGATATTTTTTGTGGACTTTGCGTATTGACAAGCCGATAATAGATAGTAGAATAGCAGCACAAGGAGAAAAAAGATGCTTGGAACACGATTTGCTTTTTCTGACAGGGTTACTCGTAGCGTTAGTGCTGACGGACAAGATGTTACTTTCTCTGGAGGGTGTCTGTTCGATAATCATCCGTTCAGTATCACTACCAAACTGAGCGATGCTAATCGCTGGATTAACGGTGAGAGTATCCAAAACTGTTTTCCGCATCTTAGTGCGGATGATCGTGAGATTCTGTTGTCTGGTATTAGCCCTAATCATTGGAATACACTGTTTCCGCCGGAGGATGAAGAATGAGTGATCCATATTGGACATTCCCACAGTTTCCTGAGAATAATACTTGGGAGATTCGCTATTTGTGTTGGCGAGCGTGTGGCGAAACCAGAGAACACAGCACACGACTCGCTAATGAGGGACGTATGCCTGCTAACTGGTGGATGCTTTACAGAGATGATGGAAGGTAAAATGAGAATAAGTAAAAAACAAATATCAGATGCTCTTAGTATTGATAGTGACGATCTATCGTCAAAGGATATGGCTATTGCATTAATGAACATTGAGAGTATACTTGATAGCGTTGCTGAAAACCTTGATGATGATTTTGAATCTGCGGCTTTGGGCGATGCTTCTAATCTAATACAAATGATAAGAGAAGGATTGAAGTAATGGAATGGAATAACTCTCATAAGAATCCACCAGAGGTTGGACAGAAGGTTTATTACTTTGGCCCCAATATAGGAATAGGGATTGGTCACTATTCTTATGAGGAACGTAAAGTGAAAACTCACGGATACGATGAGAACAACGAAAAGTTCTACGGTAAAGAAATGGAACTGTGTCCACACGTATTCTATAATAGCAACTGGGGTGTTGTGGACGCTTGTGATGCCCCATTCTGGTATCCATATGATAGAGAGAGAGCAGAAGGTTGGTGTCCAATCATTCCAGAAGAATATACTAAGGGGTTATATGATTGAAGATCGTGAAAAAGCTATGATTTATATTATCAACTTTTTTAACTCTCGTATGAATGCTATGAATAAAGCGTCCCTTAATAAGGTAAAGGAGTTGACTACTAATCATGAGATTACAGTAAGTGAATTAGTTAACAAATATGTTGATCTAGTGCATAAAAACTCCTAGCTGCCAAAACGGCAGGAGCCGCGGCCAAACTGCCAGAATGGCAGAATATTTTTCTTATAGATTGGTATTGACAGTGCCGATACTAATGGTATACTTAGGGAAACAATGGGCGGGGACAACCACAATGATATCAAAGAAGGTTGTCTGAAATGTCCGTCGAGTATGGCCCAAGCCGACATTGTTTTTCCTAATCCTCCGGATTTGGCTAGTGTGGCTGTAGTCAGCGAAAGTTTAAAGGTCTTGACAACGATTGGTCGATAAGGTATAGTATAAGCATGAAACAGAAACCACTACATGGCGAAGTTCGTTTTCACCTTTCTAACGGTGAGCATTATATGCACTGGCAAGTGAAAGTGAAGCAGGGTGGGAAAACTGTTGATGTGTATTATTATGACCCCAAAGAATATCAGTTAGAGATGCGGGGTTGTAAGTTGTGGAACCGACCGAATAAGGCTAAACAGGTGTTTGAGGCTGGTGTGCATGATGTGAGTGGATGGGTGCGATGTGAAGAAGTTATGTTGAGGAAGGATTTTCATCCCACTCTGCCTATTGACAATCTTGAGAAGTTGTTTTATAATCCACTTCGTGATCCACACTGGCGACGAGAAAGCGACAATAACGAGTTCGTTTGGGACGGTAGCGAGTACGCTACTCTACTAACTAACGGCAAACAAGTCTATATTTTGGAAGAAAGGGTTTGAACATGATTAATCTGCAACTGACTGTTCGTGAGGCTATGGAACTTGCTTTCTACGCTAGGGAGGACATGAGAGAGCGTATCACGCAGGCTTTTGAGATTGCATTGGGTGTGAACCAGAAGCGTATGGTTACGATCACCAAGGGTATGGATTTGGACAATCGTATCTCTTGCATCAAGGCTGTTCGACAGCACACCGGCTGGGGACTCAAGGAAGCGAAGGATTGGACCGATGGTATGGTGGGTCGGTGGGACGCGAGCGGCTTCTTTCGTGGTGGTGGTAATCCCATCACTCTCACCGCTAAGACTCCCGACGCGGCCGAAGCGTTGCTGCGTGACCTGACCACTTTGGGTTGTGAGGGTTATCTCTCATGACTGCCAAAGCGGCAGGCGCCGCGGCCGATCTGCCAAAATGGCACCCAAAAAATATTCACGAACCGCTGTTGACTTGCCGATACTCTATGGTAGAATGATAGCATCACACGACAAGACGCCAACCGATCACGACAACACAAAAGTTCGGATTGGCTCTTGACAAGTGATGATTGGGATGATAAGATACGTTTGTTCGGTTTGATTAACACTAACTTGGAGAGATTTACCATGAAGAAGTTTTCGTTTATTGTTGATATTGTTGCTACTGATCTTGACCGTGAGGTTGTGGTTGATTCGATTGGTGATTGTCTGCGTGATGCTCTGCCGTCCGATGTTCATGCTAACGTCAAGGCCGGTGAGGTCAAGGCTTTTAGCGAGCAGGGTTATAAGGTTTGGCGGGCTAGGGTTACTGGCGTGACTGCCAAGGCTGCTGGCGATGCTCACAATAGCAAGGTCGAGCAGGAAGTCGAGGCTGTTGCCTGAGCCTAGCATATCTACTATAATATCCGATAGACCGCTAGTGGCGAACTGGCGGCTATCGGTTTTTATGGCCCCATAGTTAAATGGATATAACAACTGCCTTCTAAGCAGTTATTGGAGGTTCGATTCCTCCTGGGGCTATTATCCTGCCAAAACGGCAGGCTCCGCGGCCGATCTGCCAAAATGGCAGCTATTTTTCTTCAAGTTTTTTTGCTTGACAAGCCGATATTCTATTGTAGAATCAGTAGCACAGGAGACATAAAATGAAAACAGCAGACGGTAACGATAAGTTGGGCAAGGGTTGCATTGTGGTTTCGCGTCCGGTTGGCGATACTTGCCCAAGCGACTGCGATTATCTAAATAATGGTTGCTATGCTGAGGCTACGGAAAATCAGTATAAAAATGCTCGTACTGCCGGGTTTGCTAATCTAGTCACGGAAAAGCATAAAATCCGTGCTATGATTCTTGACGCTAAGAAGCGTAAAAAGTCTATTCGCTGGCACGAACGTGGCGACTGGTTTCTCAATGGCGAACTTGACCTAGACTATGTTGCTAATGTAACGTGGGCGTGTGAGAGTATTCTTACCGATGGCGATAGTCTGCCCGATATGTGGTTTTATACCCATATTTATGATAGTCGGCTTGTTAGTCTGGAAAAGTATATGAATGTATACGCTAGTGTTCACGATGATAATGACATGGGCGAAGCACTGGCACAAGGTTTCAAACTGTTCGCGTGGTGTGATAGTGATATGAAAATCGCCCCGAAGCGTCCAAAGAGTAAAGTCAAGGCGGAAGCATGGAGGAAAGCGTTGCCCAAACTTGTTGTGCTGAATGGTAGCAAGTTTGTAACGTGTCCGGAAATCCGTCGTGGTCGGTCAGAAATCACTTGCACTGGCACGAAAGATAGTATATCATGCGACTTGTGCGTTCGCGGTTTGGCTAATGTTCTATTCCCTGCCCATTGAGGATAATATGAAAAGTTATGCTTGGGAATATCTCGATCTACGAGAAGTTTGTGATTATAACGAGTTAGATTATGGTAATGTAATAGAGGCTATTTCTAACAGTGATGTTAGTTTTGGTACTAATACTGATACTCTTATTAGTCAAGAAACATTACAGTCTATACTTGATGATAATGATTTTGGAGTTGAGTTAGATTTTGCTAAGTACGACAACACTGTAGTTATTAGCCTAGGGAGTTGAGCAGATGAGTAAGTGGTATGTAAAAAGTAATACGGTCGAAAAGATTGTTAGTATTCCTCACAGTAGCCCGATGGTGGCTGCTATTGCGGTATTTAATGATACTAATGAGTTTGATATTTTTGACGAATATTTTTATGTGGATGAACGTGGATTCCGTGACTATACAAATGCTGATAGTTTAACCCAGATTATTAAAACGCCCAAAGTTATGATTCGTGCTAAAGAGCAACAGGAGGAAGATCTGCCATAATGGCAGCCTCCGCGGGCCAACTGCCAAAATGGCATTAAAGTTCCCAAGCCGATCATGCCGATAATATCCGTATGGACGAGAAAAGGGATTTGACAAGGATAACACTTATGCTACAATGGATTGGTGTGATTGTGGCCATTTTAGGTTTTGCTTATAATGGTGTAAAAGATTATCAAAAGGGTGAGATTAAACTTCCTGCTTTACAACAAAAACAGGAGTTGACAAAAACGAATCATCCGATACAATATTGTTTAATGGCATACGACCCTAACGTAAACAAGGTTTTTTATCAACACGAAAATGGACAATGGTATGATTACGCTCCACAACAACGACGATACGCGACCACGCCGCAAGTACGGCACTATTAAACTCAAGGTTAAGAAGCCTTGGGAAGTGTCTACTGGTCACAAGGAACACAGGGATACGGTTATGGATAATCGCCCCAAGCGACAGCGTACTCGCAAGGCTATTGACAGGAGTTGGCAACGAGAGTATGATATGTAGTCTTGCCGATGTAACTCAGTTGGTAGAGTAGCGGTTTTGTAAACCGCCTGTCGGGGGTTCAAATCCCTCCATCGGCCCTCCGAGATGGTGAAACGGTATCACAGAGGACTTTGGATCCTTTATTCTACGTTCGAATCGTAGTCTCGGAATCGGAGGCTGACGTTTGAGTTGCGATGGTGGCGAGTAGCACAACGGTAGTGCAAGCGGCTGTTAACCGCTAGGTTACAGGTTCGAATCCTGTCTCGCCAGTTTCAGCTAATCCTACGGATTTGGTTGTGGTGGTTGTAGTCAGCGAAAAATGGTGGGTTACCAAAGCGGCAAATGGGCCTGACTGTAAATCAGGTGTTATTAACTTCGGGGGTTCGAGTCCCTCACCCACTACTAAAGTTTTGGGGTTGACAAGACGATAACGTATGGTATACTACTGATATGGATCTCTAACTCAATTGGTAGAGTAGCGGCCTTTTAAGCCGTAGGTTCTGGGTTCGAGTCCCAGGGGGTCCACTTGACAGTTGTTTGGTTTGGTGTAGAATAGAGCAAAGGAAAAACGACTATGCCTGATGATGAATATGAGTTTGATTATGATCGTGTCGTAGAAGATTCCGATGCTCTATATGAAGATGACTTTTTTGATGATGGTGACGATTATGATTTTCCTGACCAACAGGACTATGAATATTACTATCATAATGTAGTAGATGAACTAGACAACGAATAGCCGTTTCTCGTCTGATGGATGCAACTTGGTGGGACAAGTATTCTATACCTAGGCATAACGCCTTATCTATCCTTTCTTAGTACGTTCGAATCGTGCCGTCCATCTTTGACTCTGCTATGGAAGACGTAAGAAAAACAACCGAAGGCAAGTATATTCAAGGTGCTAGCCACACTTGTCACGTTTTGAATCATAAGGCCAGAAATAAGATTATTATTAAGGCTGTTTGTGATCTTAGAAAAATAGCAGATAGTTTTGATAGCATTGCCTGCTGCGGTGTAAGTGGATTGATGGTGGTTCCACAAATCGCAGAGTTACTCAACAAGAATATTGTTGTGGTAAGAAAGGGGGAACAATGCTATTCAGAGTTTCGTACCGAGGGAGTGGCCCCTTTTCAATATATTATATTAGACGATTTAATCTGTTCTGGTTCGACCGTTAAACACATTAAAAGAGTTATCAAGGATGAATACTCGCGTTCTCATTGTGTTGGGGTTTATTGCTATCTGCCTAACGAATGTGCTTATCGCAACGATGAGGATGGTTCTAAACTGTGCAAGCGTGATCTTGGGGTTTCGCTGTTAAATATTGGGTGACTGCCACAATGGCAGCATCCGCGGACCGCCTGCCAAAATGGCAGAAAAGATTTTCTGGATTTCTAACGCTTGACAAGCCGAATACATACTGTAGAATCAACGTATCGGAACGAAAGAAGTTAGCCACCACGAAGGAGATTAAGATGCCTGCTGCTGTTGAAAAGATGATGTTTGTTGGTGAGACACCTTGGCATGGCCTTGGTAATCAGGTCGATGAGGGTATCGCTGTTAACGATGCTATTGTCGAGGCTGGTCTGGATTGGGAAGTGGGTCTGAAGGATTTGCAGACCGTTGATGGTACTCCTGTTAATCATCGTGCAACATATCGCAAGAGCGATGGTAGCATCCTTGGTGTTGTTGGGCCTCGCTATACCCCTCTCCAGAATAAAGATGCTTTCGATTGGTTCCAGCCTTTCCTCGATGCTAACGAGTGTGCTATCCATACTGCCGGATCGCTCCATAGCGGTCAGAAGGTTTGGGTTCTCGCTCAACTGAACCGTGATAATAGTGAGATTGTTCCGGGTGATGAGGTTAGTAAGTTTATTCTGCTTTCTAATAGTCACGATGGAACTACGGCTATTCGTGTCGGATACACTCCGATTCGCGTGGTCTGTGTGAATACTCTCTCTTATGCTCACAAGCATAGTGATAGTAAGATGATTCGTATTCGTCACACTCGCTCCAGCCAGAAGAATCTGGAACAGGTTCGTGATATTATGGACAATATTAACGCTGGTTTTGAGGCTACTGCGGAACAGTATCGGTTCCTTGCTGGTAAGCAGTTTAACCAGAAGGATATTGATAAGTATGTTAAGATTGTGCTGAATATTAAGGGTGCTAACGAGGATATTAAGACTCGTACCCGTAATATTATGGACGATATTATGAGCCGTATCGAAGGCCCAAAGCAGACTGCTGCTAATGTTCGTGGTACTTGGTGGGCCGCTTATAATGGATTTAATGAGTACCTTAACTATGGGAAGGGTCGCACGACCGACAATCGACTCGATAGCCTCTGGTTTGGCCAGAATGCTAATGAGAATAATAAGGCGTTGGAATCTGCTATGGAGTTTGCCAACGCGATCTAGTCTTCCTTTCGTGGCGTGGTAAGAGCCGCCGTAGGGGTAATGCCCTGCGGCGGTTTCTTTTTATATCGCCTGCCAAAATGGCAGATCGCCCGCGGCGCCTGTCAAGATGGCAGATCGAGATTTTGTCAAAGAATCTCAAAAAGGTTGCTTGCTACTCCAGAGGCTAGACGATACAATGGAGGCGTAAGTCGTTATCTGTCAAGGGGTTACGACTAATATTAGGAGAGATGATTAGATGAAATCTTTTCTATAAAATAGGATAATCATTGTGGGATTGTTTTACCCCATCCTACGGATTTGCGGTCTTGGCGATAG